CGAGTTGATGCCGCACAGCATTGTGGTGAAGCGGTTTACGAAAGCGACGACGGCAGGCTCCAGTGCCGGGACCTATGGGGCGCCGGGATACACGACGGGCGCGACAACCTATCGGGGGCGGTTTCTGACGAGGAATACGAAACTCAATCGGCCGGATGGGTCGGAGTTCTCCGGCAATCATGTGGCGTGGCTTGCGACGACGCACAGTATCACGCAACGGGACAAGGTGACCTTCTTGGCGACGACCTATGAAATCCTGGAAGTAGCGCCGTATCCCGATCAGGACGGCGTGCATCATACGCGGCTGATTTTGTCATGAGCACGACGCCTGCGGGATTCGCGATCAAGCTGCGCGGGGCGGCGAAGGATGCGCCCACGGCCCTGCTCGCGGAGTTGTACCGGCAAGCCGAGCAGATCATGACGGTGAGCAAAACCGATTACGTGCCGGTCGATACCGGAGCCTTGCGGGCGTCGGGGTTTGTCGATCTCCCCATCGTGACTGCTGGGGGCGGATACGTGGAGCTCGGGTTTGGCGGACCATCGGCGCCGTATGCGCTGATCGTCCACGAGGACCTGACGAAGCGTCATCCGGTGGGACAGGCGAAGTATCTCAGCATTCCGGTGATCGCGGCGTTGCAGGGCATGCAGGCCGTACTACGGCAAAGGACGAGTGACGCCATCAAGCAGGCGTTCCAACGGCTCGGCAAAGTGGAAGCGAACGTCTTAGCCGGGCGTGACGTGAACTGGGGGATGCCGCTCTACCGTGGCACTCCTGGATGAAATCGCCGCAAGGCTCATTCAGCAATCCGTCGGTATCCAAGGGACGACGGCGAGCTGGACTGTGTTCAAAGACCATGAACCCGAGAGTCCCGATCAGGTCTTTACGCTATTCGAAACGCAGGGGCTGCCGAACCAGCCGCACGAGGGGAATCTGTTGGACTTCCCCAGATTCCAAGTGCGGGTCCGGGGAACGAGCTACGGATACGCTGCCGCTCGGACGAAACTCGCGGCGGCGCGGACGGCGATCGAAGGGATGACCGGGGTCTTTAGTGGGCGCTACTACTGTCAGGTCACCGCTGATGGGGAGCCGTCGAGTCTCGGGCAGGATCAAAACCATCGGCCGCGCATCGTGATGAATTTCACGGCGCTCCGAAGTCGTTCTTCCTAGGAGGAGTGTATGGCGTTTCCGAGTGCTGCGATCCCCGGCCGCAAAGCCTACCTGCGGTCCAGCTCCAACTCGTCCCAATCCAGTTCCCAGGTGGTCATGGCGGAACTGTTGGATTTCACCTTCACGGTCGAAGAAGATAACATCGACGTGACCAATCACGACTCCTCGGGCTGGGCGGAATCCATCATCGGGATTCGGCGGTGGAGTTGGGACGCGACCGCGAACTACCTCTCGACCGGCGCGGGACAGGGCGCGTTGCGGCAGAGTCTCGTGGATGCCGATGCGTCGCTCTATATCACCTTCCAGGCGACGACCTCGATCACGGCGAAGAAGTACCAGGGCCGGACGCGACTCACCGCGTTCGGGCAGCAGAACAACTCGGTGAATGGACAGGTCCAAGCGTCCTTCCGCGGGCAGGGCACGGGCCCGATTGTGCGGACGGCCTAATGGCGGTCCGCGACGTAGTGATTCGGATCAACGGGGGCCAGCATGTTCTGCGGTCCGATCTGGGGGCGTGGGCAGCGGTCGAAGATGCGGGGGAAGATTACCTCGCGTTGATCAAACGGCTGAACACGGACGGTCCGAAGATGCGCGCCGTGCTGCTGTTGTTCTGGGCCTATCTCGATCATGAGACGCCCCGGCCCTCGCTCGAGGAAGTGAAACGCTGGGTCACCTCGGAGAACTTCGGCATGGTGACCAAGGCCGTGGCCGAGGCGTTCCGCGACGGGCAGCCGGAGGCGACGGAATCCTCGGGCCCTCCGACGGCGGACGCTGGGACTGGGCAACCGTCCGCCAGTGCGCCGCCCGTCTCGAAGTCCCGCCGCGTCTCCTCTGGCGTCTGACGCTCCGTGATCTCGTGGAGCGCGCCGAGGCGTACCGCTGGCGGGAACGGCGTCGCTGGCAATGGGATGCCTGGCTGACGCATTGCCTGATTTCCGCGTGGACCAAAGCGCCGAGTGTCCAGGAGTTGATGCAGCCCTTCGAGCCGCAGACGGTCGATGCCGAAGCGGCGATGGAAGCGTTGTTCGAGGGAAACGATCCCGCCAGTAAGCTCGCTCTCTTAGACAAAATCTACGCCGCGCAGCCCAAGCGGTCGGTGCCCTACTAATGAGCACCACCGTAGAAACCATCATTGCCCGGCTGGAAAGCGATACCCAGCAATTCCAGCAAGGGTTCAGTCAAGCCGCCCAACAGTCGGGACAGTTAGACCGCGCGCTCCGCACCGTGACGGGCGCCAGCACTGTGTCCACGCATGCCATGACGACGCTGCGGCGGGGCCTCGTGGGACTCGCGATGACCGCCACGCAGACGAGCGGGCCCGTTGGGCAACTCTCACAAGCGTTACTGCTCTTTGGGGGTGGAGGGGCGTTGGTGCTCGGGGTGGCGGCCGGCATAGCGGCCTTAGCCTTGGCGTATCGGGCATTCACCAAAGACACCCGCGAAAACACGAAGGCACAGGAAGAATTGATTAAGCAGCTCCAGGGGGTTGGGGTTCATGCAAAGCTCACTGCCGCGCAGATCGAGCTTGCCGCCCTGCGAGCCAAGGCATTGCAACCCCAAACCGTCGGCGAGGTAGCGTCGCAGTTCCTCTCGGATATGACGGGCGGTCGCCTAGGCACGTCCCGCGACGAGCAGAAGCAGCAAATCCAACGGGACATCGCCGCTTCGCTTATCAAGATCGCTGCCCTGACCCGTGAAGTCGCCAAGTGGGAAAAGGGCATTGCGGATGACGCGGAACGCACGAGACGGGAGCACGAGAAAAGTCTGGAAGCGCTGAAGAAGATGGTCACCAACGCGAAGATGTTCAAGGATGCAATCGAGACGGCGGTTGATAAGGTGGCCGAGCTCGCCACGGGAGCGAAGCAACGGGCCGTCGAAGCGTTCCGATTGGATTTCGTGGACCGGACGGGGAAAACCGCGACCACGAAGCAATTGATCGAAGCGTCCTTCGAGCCGAGCGAGATGCAGAAGGCTTTGCACGATCTCGGGCTGTCGGCCGGAAAACAGTTCGCGCTCGGGATCATCGAAGGAATCGAAAGCATGCAGGACCTCCTGAAGTCGATCCTGATTCAGTTCTTGTCCTTGGGACTGGATGCGTTGTTTGGCCGGCTCTTTGGGCCCGCGAAGGCCACGTTTAGCAGTGGGGGCAGCGGGAAAGGATTCAAGGGTTTCGAACCCTCAATCGTGAGTCCCGCGTCGTTCAGCCTGAACCTTGGGACGCTGCCGGCGCCGACGACGCCGTTCGCGGTGATGCGGGATGCGGACTGGCTCCGGTATTTGACGGGTTCATTGATTCAGGCGCGGGCGAGAGGATTCCGCAAGTAAATGGGACTGATCCGGGGGAACGCGGCGTTTACGTGGGTCGATACCACGGTGTCGATGACCGAACAGGTGCTCCTGCTCAGGGAGCCGATTCGGGAGATCCGGCCCGCGCATCGGCAGAGCGTGTACGCCTCGGATTCTTTGGACTTCCAGGTGCGTCAGGTATTCACCATCGGCACGGGGGTGGATGAGCTCGTGTGCCGGGTGCGGTTTGTCGATGATCCCCAAGGACTGTTGAACATGATCAAAGCGGGGACGAAGAACGTGACGCTCGTCTATCATCCTGACTTGGACGATCCCTTGCGGGTGCATTCCTACAAGCTGATTAGCCCCTTGAGTCCGATGACGTTGGGGATGGACCCGGATACCGGGGTGAGCTTCGGGGATGTGGACGTGGAGTTGGTGCTCAGGGAGACTTCCTAATGGCGCAAGGGACAAGTCCGCTCTCTGATGTGTTTCGGAATAACATCCTGTTCCGACTTCGGGCAGGGCAGAACGTATCGCGAGCAACATACACGCGGGCAAGTACGGCAACCTATGCTAATCAGAATAGCGTTCTAATCCCAGCCGCTTCTGGTAATCTGCGAGTGGAATGGGTTGATCTTGACGGTGATGGAGTACGAGAGACGCCGAGCTATTTATTCGAAGGTGCCCGTACGCAGAAGGTTACCGATCCTGAGAATTTCACACCTTGGACTAATTTCGGGACCCCTATTGTCACCAGCGGTCAGGCTGACCCATTTGGAGGCACAGCCGGCTATTTGGTAGAGGATGATAATGCCGCTTCACCAGAAGGTCGTTGGGAAGTGGTTCCATTCACGGGTGATGGGATTAAGGCGATTGGATACCACGTCAGACAAAACACGGCTGCGGCGTTCTCACTCGCCCTATTCGATAATACGGCTGCTAGTTATCGAATCATTGTAATCGGGACATGGAACGCGGCTGGTGTGCCAGTACTCTCTATCAATACCGGGGCTGGTTCATTATTTACGCCCCAACGCATCGGGAATTGGTGGTGGGTGACCGTAAGTGCTAATGGTGTGATCGCCGCGAACACCAATCAAACGCGGTTTTTCGCAGCGGATATTGCGAACGCACCAGTGGGAAAGACGTACTTTTTCGGTGCCAATGCGTGGGATGCTCCCTACCCCGCGAGTTATCAAGGTCCGAGTGGTGGAGCAACCGTCCGCGCGGCCGACGCCTATAGCGTCCCGTTCAATTGGTCCCCATGTGACTGCACCGTCCTTGCACGGGTGGCCCGTCCACTTCACGCTGACGCCACGGGTACGCTCGGCCAGAACCCCCGTATCTTCGAGATTGGGACCGCTTCCTCCGCGCTGATCGGTAACTTCAATAGCACGGCCCGGCAGTTCGTCGGTCAGATTGACACGCCCACAACCGACGCGACGCAGACAGCCAGCATCCCCGCCGGGACTTCGCTGACGACGACCTGGCAGTTCAAGAACCTCACCACGGGCGGCTCGGTCGCCATCGATACGGGGACAGGACTGTCGGCCTTCTCCTCAGCGGCGACGGCGTTCTCCGCCTTCGGGAACCAGACGCTCCGTATCGGCGGGTCAGGCGGTGACGAACTCTACGGCGGATTGATGGATCTGCTGATCGTCCGGGGCCTCTTGTCCCGTGATCGCATGATACAACTGGCGGGGATACTGTGACCCAGCGGAGATACCGCTTAGACATTTACGCCCGTGGCGTGACGAGCACCACGGGATCGATCAGCTACACCTTCGATACGTCCCAGTTTGCCGAAGCCCCGATCGTCCGCACGCAAATCGTAAGAGCCTCCGAAGGGACGGTCGAATCCCAGCCGTGGACCGCGCGGCTCATGGATTCCAACCAATCCTTCACCGCCCTGCTCGCGGATTCCTCGGGCCGCATGCAACTGCTCGGGAGACTGGTCCGACTCCGCTCCTCGCTCGATTCCACGGCGAGCTCGAACTATCAAAACCTCGCGGTCGCCCGGTTCACGGACCTTCAGATGTCTGGGGACGTAGCGACCTACGACTGCACGTTCACCGACGAGCGGTGGATCGAACGCCAGACCCAGGTCTTCACTAAAGCCAACACGTGTATGTTGATCCCAGTAGGGCTGATCAATGCGTTCCACACCGCTCCCGCTACCCCTCCCGTCAATTGGCGCGTGGAAAAAGTCACGGGCAACGTCGTCCTGATCTCCTATTACGGGAATACCCAGCAGTCCCCGAACGTCTTTACGACCTACGACGCCCTACAAGTCATCATCGGCGACGTGAAGCCGGGAGCCATCGGGGGGTCGATCACGGTCACGGCGGGGAACTTCAACACCGTCCGGTTTCGCGATGCGACCAATACGACCGACCGGGAGATCGTGACGTTCGATTCGACGCACCAGTTACCGAGTGTCCGGCCGGTCCTCCCGGCGCCGACGATTGTCGATAACATGAGCAAGACGTTGGGGATGGTGGAGACGCCGTTCTACGCATGGCTCTACTGGCCCACCAGCCAACCATCCGTCGGGGCGACGATCAAAGGCTACATCTACGCGCCGACCCATACGCCGACCGATTCTTTCCCCTTGCATATCGGGGGCACGGATGGGAAACGGCCATTTACCCTGGTCAAGGAACTCTATCAGGGCACCTACTCGGGGACGACGAGTCTCACGGTCCGCTATTCGACGAGTGCGATTACCGCGTTGGAGAACGACCCGAGTTACGGTGTTGGGTGGTGGAGGATTACTAGTCCGGCGCAGCTCGACCAGTTCTTGGATGATCATATCTACGGGCCGTACTCCGCCGTGCCATTTACCGACAGCTCGGGCAAAATCGCGCCGCTGTCGCTCCGGCTCCCACACTCGACGGCGATCACCCCGGCGACGCTCCCGACTCTCGGGTCCTCGAACATCGTGGCAGGGACGCATCCGACCTGGGAGCATCCGTCCGACGAAGTGGTCAACGCGATTCGGATCAATGTCCCGACCTATACCAATCTCGCCGCGACCTTACCAGGTCCCATCACCACCATCGTGATGCCGGGATTCCAGGGCTGGCCGGGCGCGGGCATCGATCACATCCAAGTCTCGACGGGATTCCTGGACCGGACCCATGACTCGATCAACAACATCGGCCGGCGCGAGCGGCAGTACACCTTAGCTGGCGCGGTGTCCAAGTCTCCCGTCGGCACTCCTCCAACAACCGGCACGTGCCTGCCGTCTGCTGATGATCTGGCTGATCAATTGGCCTCGAACATCTTCCCGCGGTTCGGGGACGGGCCGATCTACTCCAGCATCAATGCGATGCAAACCGTGGATACCTCGACCGCCTACGGACGACTGTTACAGGGCAAGTTTGTGAAGGTCTCGCTCGCGACCTTCCCGAATCCGGTGGTCAATGCCAGGGGCTCGACCCGGCTGATGCAGATCATCGAACGGCAAGATCGTCCTGACGGACCGAGCTTCAGGCTTTTGGATGTGGGGCCGAATCTCGCGGCGTTGTCAGGGATAGCCATCAGTTTAGCCCAGAGCACTCGGAGTCCCCGGCATGCGGTGGTGGGGACGATCAGCAGCATTCCCGCTGGGGCTGGCTGGGATGCCCAACTGGCGATTACCTCGACCGGCACAACCGCGGCTCCGGTGACGACCTCGACCAAGTGGTTCCCCGTGGCGGGCAAGGGACAGCTCTCGGTCTCGACCAGCTTCACGCGTGGGCAACTGCCGTCGAAGTCCAAGATCTGGGGACGGGTTCGGGCGCTGAAATCAAACCGCATCGGGTCGAACTGGAGCGCCGCGGCCAGTGTGGTCACCGCGAGTATCACGGCCCCGAGCGGATTTGCCGTCTCGAGCATCACGGCGGGGACGGCGACGTTCAAGTGGACGAACGGCTCCACGGAGTATCCTAGCCAGGTCATGGTAGACGCTACGAGCACCGCGACGCTTGGAACTACCAATGTGGCGGCGACGGTCACGATGGGGACCACGAGGTTTGATGCGACGGGCTTGACGGCGAATGACGGGCATAAGGCGGGGGTGCGGCATTTCGATCTGTATGGCGGGGTGTCGGCCAGTAACTCGGCGACATTTACGACGACGACGGGATTCACGAAGCTCGGGAAGCCGAAACTCTCGCTGTTGTGGGGGGCGTGATGGCACTCCCGACCAGTATGGCGGTGGATACCAAAACCCGGAGGCGGGCGGGGATCATCGTGGGCATCTCCCCCACGACAGGACTTCCAATTGCGCGTTTGGAGATTCGGCATTCCACGCAATCGAGCACGGCCTCGACCAACTGGACCAGCATTTTCACCGATCCCACAAGCGCCGCGTATCGGCAACTCATCGAGCTGCCGTACTCGACACGGCTCCGATATATCCAAGTGCGGCAGATCTTGACGGGCTATGCGGCGTCGTCCTGGTCTACGGTCTTAGCCGCGCGGCCGCGGTATTTGCCTGGAGCGTTACGGGAAGCGGTCCGCGGCGATGCCACGCGCATATCGGATGGGCTGAACTTCCAGGGCAGCCTCCTCACGTTCGCGAGCCCTAGTCCGGGGACCTTCTTTTCTTGGGCCAGTGGCGGACCCGCTACGCCACAGATGTGGACTTCCTTCGGATGGTCGTCCGCGGACCTCTCACGCCCGGACGGAACAACGATCACCATTCCTGCGGCTCCCGCCGCACCGTCGGCTCCCACGCTGTCACAAGTAGCCGGTGGGGCACTCGGGGCACGCACTCGTTGGGCCCGTATAGCCTACGTGAAAGTCGGAGCAGCCGATGAAGCGGGCGTCATCTTCCGCACGCTCTACCCTGTTAGCGGGGAGACGAGTTTCGCGATTAGCGCCAACAACCTCCTGAAGGTCACGAGTCCCACTGATCCGGGCACCGGATTCTATGATGGATGGTGTGTGCTGGTCGGGAGCGCCAGCAATACCGAGTTTGTTCAGGAGATATCGGTTGGTAATCCCTTGATCGCATTCGGCACAGACTGGACCGAACCGGCTGGCGGATTTAGTACGACCGCCAACTCCGCATGGAGTGCAAGTTGGAAATCGATAACCGTGATTCGCCAGGCCGTGAGCACGACGCATTACTACTATCCGCATTTTGATATCAACAAGAACATCATCCGGTTCTTGGCAACGCTCACGGCATCATCGCCCAAGTTCGCCGCGATTCAGAATGGCGATGGGACCATGAGTCTTGGGCAGTACGGGTCAGCAAGCGGCTACAGTGGAGTCTCAACGTTCGCGACCCCGGCCGGCGCTGGAGCATTGAGTGGGAATACTGGCGGGGGGCGGCTGACATGAAGCACCTCTATCTTGCGCCCACTGCCCTTGTGGCATCATCACAGATTGGTGCCCATTCAGCGTTGGCCTGTCCCACCGATCCGACGCGTGTGCTGTTAGTGGTGGAGCAATGGATCAGCGATGACGCGCAAGACACGTTTGAGGCTCACCCTGATGTCCTCGAACTGAACCCGTGGGATTCTGGGAAGCCCGCCCCGCTGACTCTTGTGGGAGCGTTTCAGGACAGCAAGGTCGCCAAACTGGACCCTATCGATACACAAGCCAGTGCGCTTTGGAAGATTCGCGCGGCATGGCCGACAGCACGGTATTAGCAGGCGGTGGGCGAATCGCTCGTGAGTATCGTGGGACTGCCACTCGTCCCCGGCGACACGGTAACCGACCATGCATGTCGGGCCGTGGGATCGAACCACGGTTGTGTGTAGGTGGAGGTGGCTGGTTGACCGCCAGGATTGGGGTTCGTGATTTCCATGTAGAAGTACG